ACATTGGATTGCTCCAATATCATATACCTGTAACGCACATTCCAATCAATAATAAGGTTGCGCACAAAATTGAATTGCAGCGGCACCTCACCGTCCGGATGGTAGGTTGTGACAAAATCCTTAACAATATAATTGCCGGCTTGAATTGTTGCCGTGCTGTGTCCGTTTTGCACGGCTGTATCACGGAAATTGTAATCAGCGTAATCACCGGCAGTTTCGCCAACTGGAATGTCCGGCAAATACCGGTTTTGTATATCCAAATGCGGCCGGTTTTGCGCCTGCGTGGAAAGCAAACGTGCATAAGCCGCGGCAACCTCATGCGTAAAAGCCGCGCTGTTCGGCGCAGGACATTCAACGTTAGTAACCTCCGGCTTGCGGCTTGAAAAATCTTTGGTTGTTGTGCTGCCAGTATGGCCAAAAAGCGCAACGTAAGGCTTGAAGATTGTCGGACTATAACGGCCGGTTCCACCTGATGCCGATGGCCGGCCGTTGTGCGCTTCTAACGTGTTAAGCACGGTGTCGCCGGTATAAGGATTGACAACAATTGTGTTCCATTCATCACCGAACTTGTTTAAAGCATCTTGTATTGCAGGCGTTCCGGCGGCTGACTGCGTATCTGTTACGCTGTAAGATACACCGGCGGCTTTACCGTTTGTGTCAACCTCAATGGTAAGCTCCTCCGCAATACTGCCTTTAAACTTGCTTTCCGCAAGGCAGCTTTCCGTTGAGCTTTTTGTTGTGTCCTGCGTTGCAGTTACCGGTGCAGCAAGTGCGTTATTAATCGCATCAACCATTTTCTGACTAATTGCTGCGGGGCCATCACCTGAAACAACTGTAAAATCGTATCGCGCACCGGCGTTGCGCCGCCGGCCGGCAATTACAAGAGTATGAGTTGCGGCTTCATTGGCGGTGCCTGTCGGCTCAACGTTAAGTTGCTTAAAGGTTGCAGAAGTTGATGCTTTTTGTGGTATTACAACGGTATCAACTGCGCCAACGCCGGTGCCTGAGATTGGCCGCAAAATTTTAAACGCGTTATAAATAGGAGAGCCATATCCGTAACGCTCACCAACGTCCGTAAGAATATTAAAAAGCTTGACCTCGTTTTCGTTGTAATTGCTTTCGTTGGCATCGTTACCTTGGCCAAGAATTACAATGCGTTGCGGCAAGTTTGGTGTTACCGTATTGAATTGGCCGGGGCGCAATTCATAGCCAATCACCGTGCTTATTCGATTGCTGTCAACTGCCATATTTATTGTTTTCTTCTAACATGTTTAACGAACTTAAAACTTCTGCCGTTGCAAACAAAACTAATTTTTTTTGATTAGATTAACGTAATCCGACCAAGTGTAATGCTTTTGGCCAATTTCTTTAAAAACGTAATAAAGAACGATATCCTTTAAAGCCATTTGATAAACCGCAATATCCCAAAAGTGGTTCTGTGCGCTTGGCTTTTTTACCCAACGATATGAAACGCCTGTTCCATCTTTTTTACTCTGCACAACACGTTGCTCGCTTTCAAAGTGTGCAAAAAAATCTTTGTAGGTGTAAAATCCGCCGGCCGGTTGTGGAAAGTTCATAAAGCCGGCCGGTTGTGCTGCATCCTCTGCCGGCTTCCAATTAAGCTCCATTTTTTGCGCAAGCATATCCTTGCAGTAATTGACCTCAACCAAATATAAATCGCCGCGTTCTTTGGCAAACTTAAAGGTTGAAACGTCCTGCGTTGCCTTTACGTAATTGTCAAAATCTTTGCCTTTAAGTGCAACAACGTTGCGGTTGGTGCTTTCCAAAAACGAATAAGCTTGTGTCGCAAATTGCCCCGGCGCATCAATACCGGCTGCCATTATTGCCATGCGCCGGCCGTTGTCAGTTTTATAAGCTTGGCCAAGAATTTCCTCAAATAGCGGCCAAACCGAGTTGCTCCTTTGCAATTCATACGTCCATTTTTCGCGGTCTTGTGGTTCTTTTTGCTCGCTTTCACGCGGTATAAATGTTCCAATTGAGCCAACTTGCACGCTGTAAGTTGCACCGCTTTCAGACCAAGCAAGCACTTCGTAATCAAGGCGCGCATCCTCAATTTTGCCGTTTAGGTCAGCCGCGCACGTAAGCAACACAATTTTGCCGTTGCCGTCTTTTTGGCTTAACGCTTCCGGTATTTCGCCAACTTCATACGGCCGCACGTTTTTTTGAATGCTTACGGCAACCGGCTCGCTGCCGGCTTCTTCATACGTGCAGCCAAGCACCAAATTTTGGAAAGTTTGTGCGCGGCGCTCATCAATACTGCCGTTTGGCGGGTAGGCTTGCAAATAGCTGCGCACGTGCCTTATCCAATCAAACATACCCGGCGGCGTGTATAAAGCGTTGAGGAAATAACTAACGTAATCAGGCTCGGACGGCGCAGCCGTTGGTTGCCAATAACCGGCTTCAATAATATTTTGCTTGTTACGCTCCGTAAAAAAGCCTGCGCAATTGGGACATATATATCCAACTGTGTCAGGCAGCAAGTTGCCTTTGTTGTCTAACTGCCAAGTCATGCCGGCTTGCTCGTGTTCGTCAAGCTGGTGTTGCCACATTAAGGTCAATTCTTTTTTGCAAAGCGGACATGGCACGTAAAAATACCGCTGGTCGCCTGCCAAAAAAGCCGGCTCAATATTGCTTGTTTGTTTTAGCTCCGGCGTGCTTATCATAAACAACTTCATCTTGTTGTAATAAGCCGCTTGCCGGAATTCAATCATCTCCTGCGTGCTGCCGCTTTCCTTGCTCACGCTTTTTGCAGCATCAAAATCATCAACAACAATAACCTGCACGCTGCGCTGCCTCAAAAGCTTGTGGTTGCCTGCATATCCAGCTTTTAAAACACCGCCGGGGAATTCTTTATGCGTTGCGGTGTCGCCGGTGCGGTTGCTGCGCGTGTTTGGCTTAATAAGTTGCTTTAAACCGGTGCTTTGCAGCAACTGGTCAACCTTTTCATTCATTGCCTCCCTGCTCAATTCTTCGTGACCTGTAAGAAATAGCATATTGGCAGGCGCAACGTCAATGCGATAACCAATACCGGCTTCAATTACGCTTGTGCTTGCTGCAACTTGTGCGCCTTTTTGAAACGCAATTTTTTTTGCAGGGTCGGCAGGATCAAAGCGGTTGACTATTTCACGCGCATAAGGGAAACGCTCAAAGCTAAATGGGCCCGGAAAAGGTGTTATATCGCGGCTCATTGTACGGTATTCCTCATTCCACCTTACCGGCGTAATGGTTTTAACATTGTGCGAAGCTTCATCAATTATTTCAGCAAAAGCTTGTTGGATGCTTTTATTATTCATTTTTAACGTTTAGCTTGCTTTGACCTTTTTCACGCGTTTCTTCAACTTCTTTTATAAGGTTGCGCAATTCACGCTTTGCCTCCTCATTTGCCTTTTTGCCGCTTGTGTTTAACCCCTTGTAAAGCTTGTCCCTAAAACGTGCCTCTTCCTCCGAGCTTAAACCGGCAATTGCGGCAAATTCACCAAGCAAGTTTTCGGCAAAATCCTTAAATTCTTCAGTATAAGTTTTAACCATGGTTGACAACACGCGTTGCACGCCTTCGCGTGGCAGGTTTTCGCCAAGCATGCGCTCCTTTTGCACCTTTAAAACCTCCGCACGCTGCCGCACAACCTCGGCATCAAGCCGCTTTTTCCAAGCCTCAAGCGCCTTTTTGTTTTGGCCGGAAGGCGGCTGCAAGGGGTTGTTTTCAAACTCCTTGGTTTGTATGGCTTCTTGGCTTTCAGGCGCCTCCGGCACCGGCGGCTCCTCGCTTTCTGCCGGCTGCTCAGGTTCCATTGTGCTTTCTTCAAGCGGCTGCTCAACCTTTGCAGTTATTGCGCTAATAAACGCATCGTTTTCCGGCACCTCGGTATCAAAATATTTTGCTTCGTTATCGCTTGGCACCAACTTGCCGCGCTTCACATTTTGCGTAATGTAAGCGGAGGTCAAGCCCAATTGCTGCCGTAATTCTTTTCTTTTCCAAACTGGCATGCGCTTAACTTAAAAGTTGTATGCGTTGCGTTCCTCCCACTTTTCCAA